ACCATCTTTTGTTTCTTCACCTAAAGAAACATTTCCATACTTGTAAACTACACCAGCATACTTACCACCCTTGATACCAATACAAGTTTGGTCTTGTTTTTTACTTTCTACATAAACATATGATTCTTTAATATTATTCGACATAATGTAAATAAGTTTGCATGATATACTTCGGTTCGTTTATTGGTTTTGTTCCAGCATGTAACCATGGCCACATAGGTGGAAACATTAACATACTACCTTTCTTACATTCAGCATATTTGTCTAACTGTGGAAATGTAGTTTTGCCTTCTTCATTATCTGAAAGATATATAAAGAAAACTAAAAATCTTGTAGATGTTGGTTTTGAATTTACATCTACATGTGGTCTAAATTCATCATGGTCATTTGGCATGTATCTTTTTAAACGAATAGGTTCCCAAATATATTTAGTTGGCATCTGTTGTGGTGTGACATCTGTATCTTTTAAGTAAGTTGTAAAACCATTTGTAAAAATTTCTGTAAATTTTTCTATTTCTGGTTTCCAAATCTGAGGTGCCTTTGCCATATTCAGTTGTGTAAAAACCATTCCTCTATCATCAAATGATTCATGTTGATTTTCAAACTGTTCAAACTTACTAACAATATTATCACAAGTTTCTGTGTCAAGTGTATCATCATATGTTTTAATTAAATTTATCATTTTCTTATAGTCCAATCTATTGCTATTCTTTTTTTGTCTGTAAATATATCTTGTGCCTTATGTGGTACTCTTGGGTCGAATACTATAAAGTCGCCTGGTTCTGGTGAGAGTAAAACTCCACCATGTTCAAATCCACCACCATAAGATTTTTTCCAATCTGAATTTAATATTCCTAATACTTTAATGATTGGCGTATCTTGTAGTTCATCTTTCTCATGGTCTGTGTGTAGATTATCTTCTCTATGTTCATCTTTCATAGAGATACCACAAAACAAAAGGTCTAGGGGAACATTAACATTTTGCTCTTTTGCAGTTTCATGAATCATCATTAACAAACTCATAGATACGCCGCCCAAAAATTTATCATGCATAGTGTCACCTTGTATGACATCTATCTTTGCATGTTTATCTTCAAAGGGTTTACCCATAGGATAATTAAAATTCCATTTAGTAGATTTCGTAACTTGATGTTTAAAGAAATCTAAAAATAATTTTGAACAACAATCTTTAACTATCGTTGCCATACTTAAACTCTTTTTGTGAAACTTCTTCTAATTGTTTCATCACATCTTCTGTGAAATATTTTTCTGGGTCATTATTAATTGTTTTTGCATATTGTTTAGTACCATCTGGTAATTCAATACGAGTAGATACTTGTTTGAAGATTCCATATTGTACTGCCAAATCAAGTAGTCCATAATACTTATCAAGTCCTTTATCATAAGTTAATAAAACATCAACCATTTTATTTTCCATAGTCAATCTTGATTTATGATTCTTACAATGAATGATATTACCAATCACTTCTGTACCATCTTTAAATTTTTTCTTTGAAAGATATATGATACTTGAAGCAGCATACTTCAATCCACTACCACCACCCATTTCTTTTTGTGGGAACATTGAACCAATCACATCATAAGTATGATTTGTTACAACCATTGGTACTTTTGCTTTTCCAAGTTTTAAAGTTAAAACTCTAAATGCAGCTTTGAGTATTTGTGCTCTTGACATATCTCTAGTTTCTTTTCCTGCCTCTGTATCTTCTACTTCTTTTGTAGTTGATAACATACCAAGTGAATCTAAACATATAAAGAGTGGTCTTCTAATATCTACATCTTGTTGCATGTATCTATCTAATACTTTTAATGCTTGATGTCTAAACTCTTGTACAGTTGTTACTGGCATAATTACCATTCTATCTGCATCTATTCCTCTATCAACAACCATTTGTTTTGTGATTGCACTTTCTGATTCAAAGTATACAACACCAGAGTTTGGATTTTTGTCTAGGAAGTTTTTAACCATTCCCATAAGGAAGAAAGTTTTACCTGTGGCACTTTCTCCAGCCAAAGCAGTAATTTTGTTTTGTGGAAGTCCACCATGAATTGAACCAGAGATAAGAGCATTAAAAATATGAGAACCTGTATCTATAAAGTTCTCTACATCTCCTGCTTCTACACCATCTGAAACTATTCCAGCATATTCATTTCCTGTTTCTTTAATAACATCTTTTAAAAAGTCATTCATAACATGTTCTCCTATTTATTTTTAAAAATCTATACATCTACCTTTCTGTTCCCAATCATTATAACGAGTAGGTTCTAAACCATCTTTTCTCCCACCTATTTCTTTTTTCTTTTTTTTCTTTTTAAATATTGCATCCCAATTATCAGAATATGTTTCTGGTGTAATCTGTGATGGTCTTCTTTTGCTTCCTTTACTCATCCATTATCACCATTAATACAGCACACAGAACGCCAACAACTATAACGGCAACAATCATACTACCAATACCCATTAGAAAAAGTCCTCTAGTGTTCCTTGTGTTCCATAACTACCATCTATCTGCCACTTTATAATACCAGTAATAAATTTTAGTGGCTCCATAAATGATTTCTCAAATTGCATATCATAATCTACTATACTATGTAAATTTAATTCCTCTGGTAACTTAGTCATAAATGATATAGATGTTGATTGATATGTGTTTGGTACTTTCATATGTAAAAACTTAATCTTATCACCCTCTTGTATATAAGGATATTTACCTTGTAATTTTTTTTCCTTTAAAAGATGATTATATAATATTGCACCTTTACAATGTATCGGTGCTCCTTTCTTAAATAGATTATGTGATTCAGTCCATTTGTTTAATCCATTTACTGAGCGTGGATACGCTACTATATCTGGTTGTAGTTGCATAAACTCTTTTCTAAAATCTTGTATAAAATTATTTAATACTTTTGAATCTTCATTCATTATAATCACTAACGCTTCTTTAATCTTTTCACGACAAGGTGCTGGTGTTGATGATTTTACAGCTTCAACACCCATGATTTTTAGTTTAGGTTCTTTATAACGAACACCCTCAATATCATGTGCATTTAAAATATATCTTTTCTTTGCAGTCCAAATACCTTTGTCTGCAATTACTTCTCTTTTCATTTGCATCTTTTGTTCATATGCATTTACATATTCAGCGAGTTCTTGATAACTTTTATCAATAAAAGGTTCGATTTTATCTGTAGCCACTTTGTCCAAGAAGTCAACGATTTTGGATTTGTCGGTTTCATCTTTGAATACTTTGCCAACGAGTTTGTCAAAGCAAATATACACCGAGTCCGTATCTGATGCAATAATATAATCTTCTTCATTGGTTTCAAGTATTTTATTAAGATACCCATTAAGAGAGCGTTCAATATAACGAATAGCAAATTGACCACTGGTAGTAATTGCTTCAGCGACCAAAATATTATAATACCTAAACCAGACATTACCAATAGCGCCATATGCACTATTAAGAGAAATCTTTTTGGCCATTTGGATATTATTAAATTTTGCAATTGTTTTTTTAAGTTTTGGGTCTTTAGTTCTTTCATAATCTTTTTTTGCCTCCAACATTAACTGTTTGAATTTTACTCTGTCATCATACATCTTTTGCATGAGTTCAGGTAGAAAACCTTTTTGAGTTGTTTTAAACAAAGCACCATTTGGTGTTAAGGTTGCATCTTTTAATATAGATGTATCTACTTTTTTATCTAGCATTTTATCAACAGATATGTTTTTAACTTTTTCATTACCAATTAATGTTTCTGGTGAAATATTATATTGCATAATCAAATGTGGGTATAGCGAATTTAAATCAAACGACATTACCCATTTATGTAATCCCACTTGTGGGTCTTTTACATATGCACCTTCAAATTTTTCAGATTTGTTTCGTTGCACTTTTTGTGGAATTACTATATTCTTTTTTCTAAGTTCATTGTAGATTAGTATATCCCAATATTTAACTGAACCAAGTACATCCATATAATTAACTTTGGCATCATAAGCCATAGTTAAACATAGTTCAATCAATCTCATTTTATCTTCTAGTCTATCAACGATTTCTACATCTTGTATGTTATAGTCAATGAACGATTGGAAGTCCTTTAAGTACCATTCTCGGAATGTTTCATATGGATTGCCATCTTTAGACTCCCCTAACTCAACATGAGCAATATGGTCAAGTCTGTAACTCTCACGATTAGTATATGTAAACTTCCTATACAAATCAAAATAATCTAAAGCAGATACACCTTGTATATCATAGACTTGATGTTTTCTACCCATTTGATAAACTTCTCTAGCTGAAACATTACCCCAAGGCGAAAGTCTATTTACTTCTTTTTCATCATATAAATTTCTAACACGATTACAGATATATGGTATATCAAAAAATTCTGTATTCCACCCTGTAATAATATCTGGTTGATTCTTTTGCCAGAAAGATAAGAATTCTTGTATCAACATTTTTTCATCATCACATTTTACATAAGTAACATCTTCTCTTGTATTCTTATAATCACCTACACCCCAAACTAATATTTGTTTGTTTTGATGATTCTTAATTGTGATTGATAGTAGTGGTTCAATTGCATCTTCTGGATTTGGAAATCCATTTTCACATGCCACTTCAATATCTATAGTTACAATAAGAATCTTATCAATATCCCATTTTACATGACTAGGAAATTCATCAGCAATATAGTTATATTGAAATGTAGTATTACCAAAAATAAGATGTGGTTGGTCTTCATAAGACTTTAACCATTCTTTTGCTTCTTTGATTGTGTCATGTTTGACTGGTGTCACATACTGGCCATCTAGAGTTTTATGTTTTGTTTCTTTGATTACTTTACAAAATAAAGTAGGGGAATATTTAACCTTTCGATTAACTCTTTCACCATTCACATATTCTCTGACAAGCAGATTGTTGCCCCAAGGCGTTACATTTGTATAAAAGTTCATAATTTAGAGTCCAGTATAACTGGTTCAACAAGTTTTGTCAATGTATTATTTGTTTTCTTCTGATAAAAATTCTTCTGCCGTTTCTGGATAATATGAATTTAGTGTTGCAAGTTTATCAGATGCATCTGCCAACTTTGTCATTTCTAAATCCATTGCTCCAACTAGGTCTGGATGTTCTCCAATACCTACTGGATTGTTTATGTAAACATCAATGTTCGCTTTTGCAGCTGCGACTTCAGCTTCATATTTTTTTCTTAATGCATTAATCATTATGTACTCTCCAAT